TTTACATAAGATGCAATCTTCTTCACTTCTTCAGAAATCTCTGCCCACTCTGGCTCACCTTCTGTTTTTGCACCACCTTCGGCAGTAAATTTAGTGTCACTGGTTGCAGTTTGTTGTACATATGTAACAAACTTTCCAGTAGTTGCCCCAGTGTTAACGTTCTCTAAGATCCCAAATCTTTTGCGAACAGTTCTGTTTACTTCTGTATCAAAGTCAGTCAATGCGTAGTCTCCAGTCCAGTCGTTTGTTATCGTTGTAGTTTTCACTTCAAGATTTAACTTACCACCTTTCTCAACTGCATCCTTGATCGCTTCGATGTTGTCTGCATAAGACTTTATCAAAGACTCTGACAAAGATAATTTTTTCACTTCTGGAGTGATTGCCTTCTCAGACATTGCTTCAATTCGACCTTCGAATTTTGCGATTGCTTTCTCGATCTCTTGAGATTTTTCCTCAAGACCTTTAAGTGAATCGAGTTCACTTTTTAGACCAGCGACATCCTCTTGTGTAGGGACATTCTGCATCTTTTCTGTGAATAAGCCATCTAATTTTTCGATGACTTCTTCAGTTGTTAGATTTGTGTTTTCCACGTTTTCTACGTTTAAAAAATTAATAATTCAATTTATTGATCATCTAATTGATCAAGTTTTCTTTCACAATAGTTAAGCATTGCATCACCTCCCCAGAGTAGATAAGAGATTGTCCCACATGCTTTCTCATCAGATGGTTTGTAGTATGTCCTGGCTCTTGACAAAAAGGAGAAAGTCCTCTTTATTGTATCCAGGCTTAAACTCTCACCACTACTGATCTGTTGCGCTCTCAACTTTCCAGTCTGTGTTGCACACTTATTCCCTACTGCCTCATTTAGCCTAATGCCTTTTTTTGCATTGTCTTTGGCCTTCTGTGGATAATCAGAATAAGTCTCTTGTTTATGTGTCAGTCCACTGATCACGTTGTCCCACTTGAACTCATCTACTATGACTGGCTCACTTGGAATAGAGTGGATAATCTCCGACTCTTGCCCAGCAAGTAGTACCAATTGACTTGTCAAGTGTTTCACTTTCATTTCAATTCCATGAAGTCTCTCATCAGTTCCTTTCCCATTGGATAGTGCCTTGATGCAGACATTCAATTCTCTTGTAAGTTTCTCTATGTAGTCTGTCTTTTGTTCTCCTTTGACATCGACTACTGGAGTAAACTCGTTTGATCCGAAGGTCACTGCCGATCCCTCGAATAGTTTTATTTCGCTTATCTCATAGAAACCACCTCCATCGATGTTTTTATCTTCTATAAACTTTGCTTTGTCTTTTATGTATTGGAAACCTATTGAATGCTCCTTGATGATACCATCTTCATAGTCTCTGTATGCATCCTCACCATCAGTAGATCGGCCCAGTTGACCGACTGCAAACAATCCATAATCATCCTCCTCAAGTTTCAAAAACTTTCCGATTTGTTTTTCCCAATCATGATGTCTCAAGAATGCAATCTTTCGATTTGAACTTGATTCTGGCCCACGTTCTTTAATAGATTTACTAAATGCACCTTTCTTGATAACATCTTTGTCTGAATCTATTGTGTCGAACTTTGACAGATAGATCGAGACTTCCCTCTTTTGAGTATCAATATCCTTGATCTCAAAGGCCCCTTTTTGATTATATAGATTGTTTCTTATGTTCATATCTCTTCTGGTATTGGTTCTGACCATTTATCTGTGGCCATCAGTGTAAGTGCTTCTTCATGAGTAAGAGTTTCTAATTCAACAACACTACCATCACTAATAAAGGAAGGTACTGCATCGTATTTAATTACAAACTCGGTTTCATCTAAACTTTTGCGAATTGTTTCTGCTGAAGTTTCGTGTATCTGTGAAAAGTCAATTAATCCTAAATCTGTTATGCTAATTGTTGCGTATGTTTCTGCTATTTTCTTACTCATTTTTTATTCGTTTTTATGTTGGCACATCAGTTATAATATTACCGCTTGTCATGTTGTTCATTGTCAAGTCTGCACTTCCGTTTGTATCTTGCAAGGTCGGGAACGTATCACCGTCTCCCATGCGATACCATGTCGTTGGTGCAGTTGCAACAATGTTACTATCATTGAGATTATTGGGTTGGCCGTTGTTATATATGGCCGTAGCATCACTTGATGTTAAGGCCGTACCACTCCAAATCGCAAACTCATCTATTGCACCTAAAAATGGGTCATAATGACTTGTGTGCCATTCGCCAATCATTAAACCTTGACTTGCATTTATAAAACTATGTCGACTTCCCATATTGTCGTTGGTTGTAGCATCTACACCGTTAACGTAGCATTTAAATTCTGGGTTTGTATCTAAATCAACGGTTATAAGTAAATGATTCCAACTACCGTATGTTATTGAAGAAATATCTGCTCTGCCATAATAACTTTGTGTCTGCAAAGAAAATTCTATTCTTATGCCCTCCATTAAAACTAATTGACAAACACCTTTATAACCAGATGTATTACCGTCTCCAATTTGGAAAACCGTTCTCCGTATTGTAGTGCTTGACGTTGGATTAATCCACATCGAAAAACTTGCCTTAGTCTTACCGTCTAATTCTGAGTAAGTTGATGCCGTTTCGCAAAATTCATCAATTCCGTCAAACCTTGTGGATTTTGTGTTGCTAAAAGCACCACCACCACTGGACAGAGGTACTTGATTTACTCTAAGTTGACTATATGATGTCAGTGAATAGAACGACATATACTACATTAATATTGCAACAACAGATCCAGAAGTCAATTGTACTCCAGAGAACTTTGATCCTCTTACTGGAGAAATTATGACACCACCTTTAATCGTTGCAGTTGCATCGGCCAGGTATGTTGACTTGACATCTGATCCTTCTATTTTTATTGATGAAAACACCGTATCCTCTGCTACATATAGTGCATCGATCTCGGCAGTGTACTCTGTTGTGTTATTAACAACATGAGTTCCATTTTGTAGAGCCATCTCTTCGATAGCATTCAATTGTGAATTACCCATTATTCTTGATTATTTAAATCGGTTAATATTCTTATCTCTTCCTCTGTAAGTTCGACTCCAAGTCCAGCAATCTTTTCCAATGTTTCTGCTTTTGTCTTTTGGACATCTGCCTTTTCTTTTTCATCTTCTTGCAATGCTGGAAGATGATGGAACTCTGCTTTTAGATAGTATTCATCTGAGAGTCCCCATTGTTTAATCATTGAATCGTACATGGATTGTGTCTCTGGGATGATCGTATCTGTATATACAAGTCTGATCGAGTCCCTTACGTTTGTAAATGTAGCACCACGTTCTGAACTAAATAGATTTGCATTGAGTCCATATGTATCGATAATGGCCATCTTGTCGGCAGTAAGTTCCTCAAATAGCATGAGATCTCTTGTGGGATATGACATCGGCTTCCAGTCAACATTGCTTTCAGTGATGATCAGTTCATCCTTAGATCGTTTAAACCAATCTTGCTGGATCTGTCTCTTCTCTTCTGGAGTCATTGGAATTGCTCCTCCCATGTCGTTCTGGCTTGTGGTCAGTATACCTATTGATCCGATGTTCTCAAGCAATACATTACGCTTGTGATATTGTGCTTTAATGTTCGACAAAGGAAACTTCAATGAGTCTATTCTCGATATTGGCTTAACTAAATTCATACCATCATCAGTGGTAAGGTACAACATATCTGGCCAATCAATATTTTCTTTTGAGTCATCATCGTACTCAAAGCAAAACTTGGTGATCATGTCTTCTGAGTCCATAGCCTGGAGTTTTTTACCAGATAGTTGAATCTCGATCTTGTTTGCTGGTAGTGGAACGATTAGATTGCGAATGTCAAACGATCTCTTAGGACAATAGGCAAATGCATTAGAGTACAATGCATCTTGTACTGATAGCGAGTAGACCACATCTGACCATGATTGCATTGCGTTAGGATCTTTAAACAGATCAAGTATCCAATGACTCTCTACCTTGTCTCCATTCATATCGTATAGACATGGAATGTTTGAGGCCATCATTGATGCTCTCTTGTCAATTACTGCTCTAAGTTCTGGTATCTCAATAAAGAGTCTCCAGGCATCATTGGTATCTACCCAGACTGCTTCCTTCTTTCCCCAGATCTGGTTTGCTATTGGTAACCTTCCAGTGACTTGGTTTATAAATCTACCAAGATGATTGCTCTGATTCGTTCCGAAAAAGTTACTTAAAAAATTGTTGGCCATTATGTAGAATTACTTTCTCATCCTACAAAGATAATGATTATTTTCTAAACATTTTGAGTGATTAGATTCTAACCATTTAGATCACAGAAAAAAAAATATAACAAAAGTGTATTATATTAAATTAACTTATATATTTGTCATGTAATCAACAACGAAAAAAAAATATTATGAAAGATTTAAAATTCAGAATTAACAGAACTAAAAAACAAAGAGAGAATCTAACCCCACCTAAGACAATGGTCTTAAAAGTATTACAAGATAAAGTCAATATATGTGGTGAGTTAGTTTGTTTAGTTTCTTGTGAAGATAATTTCTATCAACTAAGACAACAAAACATCAATGAGTTTGGACTTAAAAAAATAATAGACATAGACCAAGTAAAAGACATTAGAGATATCGATGTTATGAATATGACTAACACTACTAAAAACGGAACTATTTCAAACTACTTTTCTATAGAAACAATATAAGTTTAAAACACTAACAACTTTTTTTGTTGTGTGAGGGAGGCGAGAGTCTCCCTTTTTTTGTGGCCTATCGTGAGATCTTCTTGAACATGGATTGAGTGAATATGCTTAGACCAGCAAGACAATCTGGTGCATCGTCATTCTTGTTCTTACCATCCTTCGAATAAGATAGGACAGACTCAAGGAATAGGTTGCAGTCTCTTGTGTCCCTTCTCAGATAGGTGACCATGTTTTGTAGCCAGGCCGATTGCATGATGATCCTGGTGTCTTTGTTTGTGGTGTTTGAGACTTGAAGGATCTTCGAACTTGTAATCCTCTGGAGATGTCTTGAGAACATTGCTCCCATCGAATTGGATTCTACTCTACAATAAGACACCTTGTACTTCTCCAGCATACCAGCACACAATGGGATTGTGATGTCTGTGTTGTCTCGGTTGTATATGTAGTCCACCAGATAAAACTGACCACCGACCACTGAGATGACAGCCATTGCCGTATAGTCTGCACCTTGATCGGCCACATCAATGTATGCGATTGATCCTTCAACTCCTTTGGCTTGTGAGATTTCTTTGTACTCTTCTGGATCTATGTACTGCATGTCTGCAAATAATCGGCCACCGATATCCACTGGCTCTTGCATATACTCGGCACTCCAGATCTCTGGTGCAGTCTGTTTCTTTTTGGCTTGATACTCCTGGCTGGTCATAACCTCATCACAGAAAGATTCTCCTTGATCATTTAGTGCTGGAATCACTATACTCTTCTGGTATATACCTTGCTCTGTATTCTGTCCTATAACATCCTTGAGACTCCATCTTGTTCCTATGTCTATTCGTGAACATCCAGACTCGAATCGTGAGTCATGTGTGGCTTGTTTCCATTGGATGATTCTGTCGTTGGTAGTGTCTGACATTGCATCCTCAATACCTCTGTATAGGTCATCAGTAATCCCTATCTTTGATGCACCAAATCCAATGATCGTACCACCAACACCAGCACCGAAGTATCCTACTTGTTTTGACTGCTGGAGATTCCATCCTTGCAGATTCTTTTTGTCATCTGATAGTCTTATGTCTGGGAATATCTCTGTGAACTTGTCACTCTTGATTATGGCTCTGACATCATAGGAGAACTTCAGATACAATGTTGCAGTGCAAGTATTACGCATGATCGACTCCTTTGGATTTCTTCCGAGTGTCCATGCACAAAACAATGATGTGATGTAAGACTTACCAGCACGAGGAGGCATTGATACCGACAATGACTTTAATGATCCTTCCTCGACCTTTTGGAATGCAAGTGCTACATCCTTTAAGAATGGCCTGGCCGAAAAGAACTCATGATCCATCTGATTGCAAAAGATCCAGAATCTTCTTCTACTTAGTTCAAGTATTATCTGTCTCCTCTTGATCTTCTTGTTCATCTTTCATCATGTCAAGTAGTTGTTCATCAGTAAACTCTCTGAGGTCTTCTACTTTGTGCTTTTGCTTTGTCTCCATGAACGAAGTAGACATTGACCGTCTCTCATCATCAGTGGATACAAGTTTCATCAATGCGATCTGTAATGGAGGTGAGTCTGATTGAAACCATTTGTTTCTCAGTGAGACTTTTAATTTGACTCTATTCTCTATCAAGGCATCTTTTATAGTGTCCAATTTGTGCAAAGTTCTATTGTAGAATGTACTTCGTGAGCATGGTAAATAAGTTGCAATGTCATCAACAAAGATCAGATTGTGTTCTTTGATTGCTTCAAGACTTAGTCTTTCCAGATCTTCTTTGTGGTATTGTTGTTTCATTTGTGTTGCTTTATGTAAAGATACAACATAACAGACAAAGTAAAGCAAATGAATATTGTAGTCTCTTTACTCATTGTGTAAGTATAGTCTTTTGAGTTTGTATATCTCTTCGGTTGTTTCTGTGTCTTTGGCTACATCTCCAGTAAGTTTTGATTCTAATGCTCGGATCTCTTGCAACATTGCTTTCTTGTCGATCTTAGACATCTCTTCTTCTGTTTTATCATTCATGTCTGATATTTTTACACTTACAAGATATCCATGTTCCTCCAGCAGTTGCCTGGCTTCTTTTAACTTTGTTTGTAGTTCTCGGTAGTAGTCAAATATTTGATTATTCATGATGTTATTCTTTTAAACAGAATTAGTTTATATCTAAAAAACTTTATAATGCGTTTTACTTCATACACTGGTTTGCTCATCTCTTTTGTTTTGGTTTTTCTTCTCTGGCTATAGCATCCAATAAATTTGTTTGTTTTACATTGTTTGCTTTATATATTCCTAATGCACACTTAAATATTGCATCTCCAATCTCTGGAGCCACGCAATTGTTTAGTAATTTATCTTTGTTTTTATACTTATATTTAGATAGGTCAAAACCCAATTTTTTGTGGTTGTTGAATCTAACATTGTATTGAGTTTCGCCAATTGTTTTTTTCTTACCGTTCATTCTACCAATTTGCTTTTTGTACTCCAAATTTGGTATTTTAAAGTTCGCCCAAAAGTAATGTCTACCACTTATTTGCGGCTTAATTAATGGATTGTAGTAACTTTTAACATTTTCAACAATGTATTTACCTTTAAAAAAAGTTTGTAATAGGATAATCTCTTCATACAAGGCCATATCTGGATATCTTTTTATTCCTTGAGCATTCAAAAAGTGATTTGTGATTGAATGTGTAGGACATGGAGGTGATGACCATATGAAATCAAATTCTTCGTAATGATCTAATAAGTATTGATGTGCATCTGTTACAATGACTTTATCCTTTGGATTGTAATCTTGGTAAATTTGTGCAATAGTTTCATCGTATTCTATTGCAGTAACATCAAGGCCTGGTGAGTTCCAAAGTTTTCGGTTTCCTCCGATTCCACAATATAGGTTTAACACTTTCATTTTTTAGGTTTTTATTTGTTATTATTTCTCTTCAATGTTTTCACCCCACTCAATCATCATTCCTTTAATATATTTTGCTATGTCCGAGTCTCTGAACTGCCTTCTGAACTTTCTGGATGTGATGTACTCCTCCAGCACCATTGATCCAAGTCCTAAGATTTTTAGGTCTTTCTGATCTAAACCTTTGAATCTGGATTTGTTTTTTTTCTTGGTAATTAATCTTGGAATCCAGGTCAGTATTTTTTTTAATAGTAGTATTTTTTTTATCATATTGTAAGTTTAGAATATGTCATAGCAAATTATTGGAGTTTTGTCTCCACATGAATTTCCTCGTATATTATAAGCAAAGTGTTTAAATGCCTCTTCATAAGTTAACTCTTCTAAGTTTTTTGACTCTTCTATTATCTCCTCAATTATCTTTGCAGTAGAATAAATTATCCTCCCAGAGTTTTCATCGATACCAATGATTGACTTATTGAATCCATCTAAGATGTAAAGATCGAGCTCGTCACCGTATCTCTCGATGATCTGATCAAGTATTGTTTCTGAGTTTGTTTCTGTCTGAGGCATTATTTTTGTATGTTTGATATAATATATCCACTTTGACATAAAAGTGTCTTAAATCGCTTTATTTTCATGTCTGTGTGCATTATATCCATATTTTTAGTATAGAATATATTGCAAACACAACAATCACTCTGATTGTACTGACAAAAATACCTTCATGATTCTCCAGCCAATTGTTTAGATTGTCAAACGAAGACCAGAACAAAAATGACATAATCAATCTGTCCATAATAAAAATAGCAATAAGGATGGGAGTCAATATCACACCGACTACACCAAGTAAAAACTTTTTCATTTTATTTGTTTAAAAGCCAGGAGGGAGGATCAAGGTCAAACGAAAAAAAGTGTACCCTCCTGGCTCGTGTTAAAACCTATTGTGCAAAATTACAATTTATTTTTGAACCATACCGAATGTATTTGACCATAGAATTTTGTGTGTTTAATTTCAACACCATGAGTTTGTGCAAATTCGATCCATTCTTTTATGCTTTCGACCATAGACAATCTTCTGTACAAAAATCCAGCACGTTTAACTCCATAGTCTGCATTGAATACAATAAGTTTCTCATCTATACCGAACTCCTTAAATAGTTTTATAATTAGTTTCTGTTTAGGATATCCAGATATATGATGAAGTTCAGACACGATGATATACTTTGGGGTATTTTAACTCGTCAAGTAAATCTAAACAAATGGCCTCGCCAAACTTGTAGATCTGATCATAATTAACATCTGAACCTTCGACTAATATTCTTGACAATTTCATCGAGGCATGATGCACCACCATTGTAGATTCGTGTATTGGTTTGTTAGATAGCACATGACTATTTAAATATATATATGGTTTACATCTTAGATCTTTGTTTATATCTTCTGGATGATAGTTGACCATTGAGTCAAATTGCTCGTTAGTGTCATCCATGAACTTAGCCTCTGCAAATGTTACACCAGATAGTGAGTTGACTCCAAACCATTTGAATAAATCACTTACTTCTGGCGAAAGTATTACATTGAACTCGTTGAAAATTATCTGTCTCACATTGTAAAGTTAAAAAAAAAGCACCCATATCTGAGTGCTTGTTCTTTACTTTTTAGATTTGACCAACTTTTTGCTGGACATATACTCGCCTAATTTTTGCAAAGTTCGAGAGTGAACTCCTTTATTTTCGTCACCGCTATACAGATATAGCCATATCTGATTTTGGTGCAGTTTGGCTTCTTTACAGAAAGCATTGAGTGTCATGTCATGGTCTTGTAAAAAATCTAAGATCATCTTTCTCGTGGACTGATTAATGTCCTTTAGTTCCTTCGCTTTCATTAGAATGGTAAATCGTCTTGTTGATTCTGTAAATCATTTATCGCATCCTCTTGGAAGTTTCTGTCGATACCTCCTTGAGCAGATCCCATCTCTTGAGTTGATGTCATCTTCCAGATCTCCAAAGTGTTGAAGTATTTGACCTCACCTTGTGGACTTTTCCATTCTCGACCTCTCAGATTGATAGATGCATTGACCTCCTGGCCCACTACAAACTGATCGGCCATTGAACAATTGTCTTGTGTCAATTGACATCCTATGAATTGAGGATAGTCTCCTTCTGTCTTTATGACGATCTCTCTCTTTTGAAATTTCTGTGAGATCTGTTGTGTCTCACCTATCTTGTGTATTTTTCCCTCTACGTTCATTTTTTTAGTTTATAGAAGTTCATAAATTTCATCGTACTTTTTTCTGGCCTCGATGACTCTGGCCTTAATCAATTCTATCTCATCCAGATCTCTGTCTACTTTGTACATTCTTATCCTTGACTTCTCTGGGATATGATTGAATCTCATTTCTTTATTGACTTGATCTCTGATCTCATCCTCGATCTGACTCATGTCCTTGTGTGCGTTCTCTGGATATGTCATTGCTTTGAATGTTCTCCTTTGTACATCATCCTCAATCATGTGGTCTGGAGTGTCTGTGAGACAATAAGCCAGGTAAGACTCTGAGCAATCAAAAAGCCACATATAACAAAGCATTTGATAATGATAGGACTTGTTCAATGACTTAAGATCACCATCATGTAGGAATGGGAATGTCGATGCATTAAATGAGCATTTGACATCACCGAGAACTCCATCAATGTATATGTCTGGCTCTCCAGTTATATAGTCATTAAATATTCTTGTCTTTGTATTCTGATCTGTGGATGTCACATCCATGTCCATTGCTCGATAAAACATCTCTAAGGCCACTGGCTCATTAATGATGCCTTTGTCAAGATACTTTGATTGTATCTGAGTTTTTACACCATACTTATTGAATAGGACTGCTTCTTGAATTACTCCCATTGCAGTTGCACCCCACTCATGGCCCTTTCCTCTGCCTTTGGACATCAAAGCACCCACTGAGGATGCTCTGACATACCAATTGTCTGACGGTCTATCCATTGAATACCTCCTTTATTTTTTTGGATTGAATTGGACTCAATGAATATCTACTCACTGCATAATACTCATCAATGAGGTTTCCATTCTTGTCTTCATTACCTAATGCTGCAAGTAATTTATTAAAGTCTGTATCTGACAATGTTGGAAGTGCGTTTGATACTTTTGATGGTTTTACTTCTGTACCAGATGCATCCAGATCGGCATCACTGACAATAGATAGTATTGAGATATATGAGTACCTTCTAAAATATGTCAAGGCCGATCCATAAACTTGAAAGGTATTTTGACCTTTGAGATTGACATCTTGTGGAATATCTACATATGACTGAATCTCTTCTTTGCTTGGTATGTGATGCAGTATGGTTGTGATCTTTGTTCCAGAGATTGGTTGTGTGATCACAAGACCATGTTTAGCCAGGATCGGTTGTGCAGTGTTGATGATTGTCAACAGATCTGTGTATGTGTATCCATATCCTTTCGTGTTCTGTGGAAGTGTCGGCATATCACTCTGGAAGTTCATGAGTGCCTCATAGATTCCGATCTCTTTGCGTATCTTTGCTCTTACTGGAGTCTTTCTTTTTGTGGTTGTTTCGCCCATTTTATTATTTAATTATAATTTTTGCATTTTTTTCCAATTCATCACTAAATTTTCGTGTAAAAGATTCGTGTTTTTTTACACCCCAACATTGATCCAGTGACCATTCATTTACGAATGTGTAAATTTCTTCAACACAAGCCTCTCGGATACTTTTTTTGTGCATTTCTGAATCACTTGTGAGATATGACCATTGAGACGATTTAAGTAATCCAAATTTTTTACTTTGTAATTCTGAATGAATATAAATTCTTTTGTGTTGCATTTTTATTTCAATTTATAGATTCTAAACTTGTATTTAAAGATTGTTAATGACTTAATCAATGACCATGTTCTTGATCTTGATTTTGGATAATGTACGTTTCCGACTCCCATCTGTTTACCAGATGTCGGATGTACAAGGTCAGATGGTTTCCATCTCTTAAATGGTTTTAGTTTTGATTCATTTACTTTTCTTACTTGCAATCTGAGGTCTTGAATCATTTGATAATCTGGAAATCTACCAGTCCATTTTCTACCTCTTGGGCCAGTTCCAGAAATTATGTTTAATTCAGTTAGTCTCGCTATAATTGAATGACCTACCTTGTGCTTTTTAACAACATCATGCACTGGATATGTTGGTTCTTCATTAATTTCATGTCTAAGATCCATTAAAAAGTTTAGATACTTCTGGACTACTCCTTCTCTTGGGTTTCTGATTTTATTCATTTTATAGGTTTTAATTTATGCAAATATAAAGATTAATTTAATATATCATTATATATAATATTAATTTTTTTTCTGATCCTTTATTTCTTGTATTCTTTCCTTGTAGATATTCATGATCTCTTGGAGTTCAATCTTGTTGAATTTACGAGTTTCATGTGCAATAGTATCAAGATGATCCAGGCCAATCTCTCCGATCCTCTGAAGTAGTCCTTTACGCATCTCGATGAGGTTTCCATGTCGATGTCTATTGCAAGTGACACACTGGCCAAAAATGTTTAGATGAGCATTGAATCTGACATTCCAGTGGTTATTTGCATTATAATAATGACCAGCATCAAATTTGCCTTTAAGGATCTTGTGACATGATATACATTTCTTACCAGCATCTCGGAGTCTTACGAACTGATTGACTACCTTCTGGACTCTTTTAGCCATCTGTTGCATTGTTTCCAGATCCTTCTTTCGTTGTCTGAGTTCCTTGCTTTGCTTTGCCTTTTGTTTGTTTTTAATCTTCTCAAGATTAAGAAGTGCCTCTTGTGTTTTGCATTCGGTATTCCAGCAGAACTTCTCTGTTGTCTTGTATCTTGGTTTGAACTTCGATCCACAATTTTTGCACCTCTTCATAGTTCCACTTCGGCCAGGATACGTTGATATTTTTCTTTGAGATCTCTGTTTTCTAATCTTAGACCATTGGCTTCTGTCTCAAGCACCATTGATCTCCTTGCAAAGTCTTTCATCTCAGTGGTGACTATTGACCAGCCAGACTTGATGTGAAGTAGATCTTCCTCAGTTTCCTTCATGCTCTTGATCAGATCAGTTCGATCTGGATGATTTTGTTCGATCTCCTCTCGGCTTATTTTCACCTTCAGATAGTTGTGATCAATCATTGTCTTGATCGTAAATAGATATAGTTCTTGACTCATAATAATATAGGTTTGTTTAACTTGTTTAAATTCGGTCTATGTTTCTGGAGTGGATCTACTGCAGCAATCGTGAATCCCAGACCAGAGTTCCACGAAAATAGCAAAGGAGATTGATATTCACTAATCTGACCACCAGTCTCCTTGTCTTTAATCTTCTCAATAGATACCATTGTGTAGTATTTCATTGTCGGATGGCCAGGCATTCTGTGGATGACCAGCACATCACATGATCTATTGACAAATGCCTTGCCTCCTTCACATTCACTTTTCATAGGCATCTTCAAATGTCCCTTGAAATCACCATCAGTATACACTGCTCCAGATCGACCACTTGCAGATGTCGGATGCGTTGTGATGTATACAGATTTCTGAGTAGTGTTTACAAACTGCCTCATGTCATTCAAAAATCGATAGTTGCCTTCATATGTCATGTCTCGATCAAGACCAGTGAATGGATCAAGTAGACAAATGTCTGCATCTGATGATCCATAGATGTCATTGAGCTCGTCTGGTTTGTATAGTTTTTTGTTGTCTACAAACTCAACATAGTTCTCAAGATGATTGTGAATTTTTGTGATCTGAGTGGTTGTCAATTGCTTAAATGGTACACCAGCAAACCACTGAATCATGTCTCTCATGATCTGACCTTTGGAGTTCTCTCCAGACCACATGATCACCTTCTTTTTGTTTATGATTATGTGACAAGTTAGCATCCATATCAGCCAGGCCGTTTTTCCGACATTATCATGTCCCAACGCAATCGTCATCGATGATTTTTTTAACCTCAGATAATCATCAAGTTGACATCCGATACCAAGACCTGGCTTAATCTTTCCAGAGTGATAGTCCAGAAGGTACTTCATTGATGATCCATGACTCTCAATTGACATTGTCACCTCCTCTCTTGATTTGTTCCTTAATGTGGCTCATGAACTTGTCATCATCGTTGGAGAACTTTGGTTGATTCTTTGCCCATGTAGAAAGTCTTCTCGAAAGACTGAATGCTTTCATGGTTTCAAACCTCATCTTTCCATTAGGAGTCTTCTCAGTCCAATACATAAAAAACTCATTCAACATATCAGATCCATACTTTTCTAAAAAAGGAGAAAGATCTGACTTAAATCCTTCTTTCTTATCCTTCTTATCTTTCTTATCTTTCTTGTTTGGGTTCGTCTGCGTTTCGTCTGCGTTTCGTCTGCGTTTCGTCTGCGATTCATTATCGTTTCGGTCTTCTTGGTAACTATCAAAATTACAGATAGTTATTCGTGTCGTTTTTGTTTCATTAGTTAGAACAATCATTTGATCACTTTCTAATAACTTCAGAAACCTCCTGGCCTTCGATTTTGAACATCTCCATCTGTTAGCAAGTGTCTGAATTGATCTCAAAGTTTCGCCACGTTTACAGACAAATAACTGACCATTGAGCTCGATCTTCTTTTTTTGATAGTTGACCATAGTCAATAGATCGATCCAGTTTCTAAACTTCCACGAGTCTTGGAATATCCAGTGTGATGTTATGTCTCTCTCAATCTTGATCCATCCATTCATTATACCTTCGACTTGTAAGTGTAACAAACATTCCCATTGATGATCTCTTCCTCGTAGTCATATCTGGGTGAGTATTCAAAGTCAAATTCATAAAAAGATCCATTTATCTCCTCAAATTTGTGTTGCGTTCCGTTGTGGATGATCTTGATGATTCGTCTAAATATATTGTAAAGTTCAAATCGATCACAAAAGAAGATAGTGATGTTCAGTTTTTTGTTTGCTTTAGGCATTTTAATGCGTTTTAAAGGTGTGTAAATAGGTTTTGATATCTGATGTCAATTAATAATTTCGGCATCAGTGAACAACAAATATGGCTCTTTTTTTTCAATCTTGTATTTGATAGCAGAAAAAAATTGTCCAGCCACTCCATTATTGTTGATCAGTTTTGTCTCTCTAATGACCTGGCCATCGATCCAAAGTCTAAAGATAAAGAGATGATCTGTCACCTCCTTAGTGATCTTCATATTAGCCAGGATCTCTCCTTTTTGTCCGATCAATATATCTGCTCCTTGTACTTCTGTTTCGTTTGCTTTCATAATTTATTTAGTTTTTAAATTTATCAATTGTATAATATCTTCTTTGTCAAGTTTGTCATAAACTTGCTTTAATTCAATTCTATACTTTGGCGGTTCGTGTTTATACTTGCCAGTTTCCAATAATCCTATTTTACGATAAAAGGAAACATCTAACCTTGTCAATTTATTTACTAAAGAATCTTTTGTCATATATATAAGGTTCATAATCTATTTATTTAAGTGCGTTAAGTTGTTTAGTAAATCGTTCGTTAAGTCTGCCGATGCACATACCGTATATTATTATGTTCTGCTCGTTTTTATCTCTTATCTCTGGTATTTCTAAACCCATACCCAACGTGTTTGACCATTCGCATTGCATTATTCTTCCTTCAAATTGTTCAATTGCTTCTTGAATTTTAATAAGTAGTTCTAAGGTTTCCTTTCTGTTCATTGTTATTGGTTTTTAGATTTTAACGTGTTGAGATAGTCAAGATATAAATCGACATCAAATGTTGATCTGATGACTACTTTAGATGCTTTACAAGATTGCATCCAGTTGTCTCTAATCTTGATGATCCTCTTTGGGTATTTTGTAAAGATTGTTTTCATGATTCGCCCTCCAATAACTCTGTGACATTGTTCTCTACTGCCTCATCTACTGCCTCAAATATCTCTTGATCGACATGACAAACTGCATCCCATCCATCAAACTCTGGTATTGATGAGTAAACATCGAGTATGGCCTCTTTGATTGCTTTGTTCATATATTGGTCAATCCTAAGATATTGATCAAAACTCTCACAATAGAACTTCATAGTCTCGGCATCAAGGATCAAGTCTAAGGTTGTGAACTCTGTATATCCATGTGAGTCATTAAGGCCACTAAAAGAACTAAGTTCTGTCTCTATACCTTTTTTGAGTTCGTACTTGATCTGACCTTGAATCAAACCTGGCTTGTCTTTGACTTCAAGAGTGAATGTGATCATCTCTTCTGTTGTGTCTCTTCTGAGATCTGTGATTGTGAATACGTTTTTCATTGTGTTTTATTTTAAAGTTATAAAACAAGTATCATCTCCCCAAGCACCACCGAGTTCTAAATCATGAATCTCAATAATGTTATATTTAAGCAAAGAGTCAATAGTGTTTTGTTTAAATATCTTACCTATCTCTACATAAAGGAATTGATCTTCTGCTTTTTTGATTGCTTCTACAAGTTGGTTTTGTCTGTTTGTTAGGTTTTTCATTGTGTTTTTTTTTCGTTGTTTTTTATTACTTTATTATTTTTCTTTTTTAAAAGTTATATTAGGATATGTCATTTTTGCGTATCTGATCTCTGTATCTCTACAATATGTTACATCAATGTACCAGTTACCTTTTTCTCCTTTGATTGAGTTAATGATTCCTCTCTCGTTTAATTCTTTACTTGCTTTTAAAATTGTCATCTCTTTCTCGTTGTTGTTGATACAAATATAATATATTTAATTTAATATAAACAAGCATAAAGTGAAAATAATTTTTTCTGATTTCTGAAAGTCCCACCAGCACTGGAATACAGAGGCAAATTTTTTTTATAATTGTGTTTTGATTAGATATTAATCACGTTTTTTGATTACCCCTTCTGTATCCCTTTGTTTATAGGCGAATCGCATAACTTTGTTTTTTGATAGTAGGATACCAGAGAGACACTAAAGTGCCTTAAATCGCTTCTAAATGCGTTCTATGGGAATCTGCGAGAATCAACCTTTTTCATAGTTGTGTCCCTTCCATCTTTGCGATTTCGTTCAATGCTTAGGTCTAAAATTCTTGCTCCAATAGGTTTTATTCCAGCACCTCTTTCGACATGCCATCCAGAATGACCACCATCCCATTCTTCTTTGTAACATCCACATACCATCATATGGATTTCTTGATGTACTATCTCATAACCACCTTTACATTTACGCAAAGTTTCTCTTACATTTACTCTTGCAGAATTTTCGTGAATGTGTCCCATGCAGTAAACATCTGCACCTTCCATCTTGCCTAATGCCCTGGTCAAGTTTATAGCACCTTGAGTCACTGGCCCACCTCCACCAGATCCATGAAAGTATTTTATTCTAAAATTAATGACAGAAGAACCTCTGACCATGCGAACACAAAACCATCCACCATATCCACCAAGTTGAATCTGGCTTCCGTTCTTGTAATTCATAAGATCTACCCATCTTGACAAGATATCTGTCTCCTGGAATTTAATGATCGCAGTCTCATGGTTTCCATAACCGACCACTTGGATCAAATGAGCATATGGTGAGAAATATTCGACGGCCGTTTCAACTATTGAATCAAAGTATCTTGCATTGTTGTGTTCTGGTCTGACATCAGATTTGTTTCCTCTGCGATCTCCTCGACCTTGCATGATACAAAACCAGTCACCTATTCCCAGAATGGGAATATTGTTCTCAAGACAATAATCAAGATCTTTTTTTAGTTTTTCTCGGTCACATTTTGGATTATCCCAGTGGATATCTCCAATGACTGCGAGTTGCAAGGAGTTACCCTTTATATCTAACTGATGTACATTTTTTGAAGATCTTGATAATATCATTAAAATTCTTTAATTAGACAATAAGATACGAATTTTTGTATCCCTTTATTTTTTGCATGTTCAAACCATCGCATGTGCTTGATGTATTTGGATCTGGAGTTCACCGTTTGACATCCAGCAGACCATGAATTAATGTCTTCTCGATGTACTTGTACATTCTTTTTACTGAAGTCATATGTGTTGGAGTGGAAGTTTATACCATACCATCCGATGTAACACTTTCCAATCTCTTCAGACTTTCCATCCATGTCACCATCTCTGTACACCATGACTTGAGATCCCAGTTGTTTAAGTGAGGGCATTCGGCCTCGATGCAATCCATACATCCAAACTTTGTGATACCACATGTCTGATTTTAAAACTGCGGCTCCTTTAGAGTTAAACTTCTTAAATTGACCTTTTAAAATTGTAAGGCCAGGATGAGTTGTTCCAGTCATTACATCAATGAACTTTGTTCCCTCATATATGTAGAACTTATCATCGAACTTGTTAACAAGATCATCCTTTGATCTGACTCCTATAATCCATCGACCTTTCGGATATCCCTTAAATGAATCTAAACTTTTAACTCGATCAAGAAGTTCCTTGTCTGTATACTTTCTGACCATTACTTTGTAGATTTACAATTCCATTTTTTCCAAACAGAATATATGACAAATACCATAATCAAGATACTGACTGCCGACTTACCAAAGTCTGGCCTATCCATTAATTTTTCAATGATCTGTATCTCTTTGTCAAAAGTAACTTTCTCAATAATTAAAGTATCCGTTTTAATAATAGTATCAATTATTGTGTGTTTCCCTTCGATTGTAGTATCGACATGAATCACTTGAGTGTATGTGCTATCTTCATTCATTTTAGTTTCTTTTTTATTAGTCCTTCTATGTAATCCCAGACATCCTCAAATATAAGATCAATTTTCTCGGTGATCTCGTTTGCTAACCATCCAACTACAAAGGCCACTAAAATTGTTAGTCTTGGAGTTAAATCTTGATAGAACAATTCTATCACTCCAATAAGTGAAAAGGACAGAATCCCAGCCACAACACAAGCAATCAAAATAGACTGCATTCTCATTCTTTTTTTTAGACCTTTCATTAATGCGCCAGTCATTCCTATTCCCATAGCCAGGAGGTCTGTAAATTGTTCTAATCCTTTCATTTTATTTAAAGTATGTGCGTTTATTTTTAAACTTGTCAGATACAATGCAAGTTAGTTTGACCTTTCGACTAAAGTCATAGTATTCTAATGTCGGACTCTCTGACACTATAACTGGTAGATCTTGGTATCTATACGATGGATTGTGTGCATTGTAATCTGAAATAAATAGTTGATTCTCGCTTAACAGAAAAGTGTCCACGAGAGGTCTTATAATGCAGTCATCAGATGGTTCTGTTATAATCTCGTAAGAGTTTAAGTTCTCTCTGATTACTCTTTTCATCTCTCGATTGTTGTATATTATATTGTCAGTCTCTTGGTTTGGTTGTCTGTTACCAATGTATCCATGAAACCTAAATGTTGACTCCACATCAGAACCACTAAAATCAATTTGTTCCTCTTCTTGATAACCATTAAATATTGCTCTAATCCTTGCAGTGTTTAAAGCATTCTCGATGGAATATCTGTCCATGTCGTACTTGCCCCATGACAATTCTCCAGTGATCCCACTGATTGAGTACGATATTTTTAACTCATAGCACCCTATACCATCAGTCACCATAACATCATTCCAGTTAATGGTTGTGTAGTATGCATTTGGCTCGTTTGGAAACTGAACAGATGTCGGAGTGTATGTTGTAGCCACTCCATTTTTTTTGAGTACGAAAGTGAATGTATCTGAAGGATCGGATACTTTGATCCATGCAGATGTCTTGTCGTTTTTCCATGTGTCTGAGCCAGGATCAGAAAGAACCTTATATACACAACAACATTCTTTTAATCCTCTGTCATCTTCCACAAAGTCTGTAGGTAGTTTTATTGAATTGTAGGACTTTTTTGTTCGATCTTGCTGGTCACACGTTGGACAAGTTTGTGCCGATGTTGTCAATGTCTTCCAAACACTTTGTATGTCGTTCCATCCAGTTGCTGGACTACCAGTCAAAGATGCTAATGGACAAGCACCAGAGAAAGCATATCTTGAATATTGTATACCAGAAGACAATGATCCCAATACACTTGTAATAAACCATGTTGATGCACCAGCACTAAACCACATAAAATATGTCACACCTCCATGAGTCCATTCCCAATACGAAAACCCATCAAAAACACCACTCTTCTCTAATTGATAAGTAGTTACCGATGTATCATTATTTGCTTCTATTTGTACTTTTATGCAATCACACATGTTGTTCTATTTATGGCCAGATGCACCCCTTTATCTTTGTGGTGAACTTGACTCCATTTGTTAAGTTTATTTTTGTAGGATCAAAGAAACATTCTAACCTGGCCACGTTTGTAGATGGAAATGTCAAGTCACATCTTAATCCAGTAAGTGGTGTCAAAGGATTCGATAGGTTACCATCAAAATCAATGGCAGTTGAACTGATATATCTTGGACTCGACTCTGTCGGCTCGACCGTTATCATTCCCCAGACTGAGGATTCCGACCATGTCCCAGTTGTCAATGTATGTGTGGCCACTACTCGCATCATCTCACCTTCAATTATTACATTGACATTTGTTAGTGGATCGTTTCTAAAAAGTTGAATGTCTTGTACAATATTAGCATCTGCATCGTAACCCTTTATTACAAGGTCATCAGTGTATCGAAAAGCAGAGCCATTAAGATCATATTCAACAATGCTTTGTAGATTCCAGTTTGCACTTGTACCATATGGAATCCAGTTTTGTGTTTGTTGATCTGGATAAAAGTCTGCATTTGCATTGGCTTGTGATAGCCAGTATCTCCAATTGTACAGATAAGGATAGTATAGTCTGACACCGTATTCTGTAGCAGTGTTGATGGTATTGTCGTTGATCAATATTGCCTCGATTTTGTTTGATGTCGTTGGAAGATCGGTATTGATCGGAGCAGTCAAGTTCAACACATAACTATCCAATGGCCCAGTCTGAGGTATGTTGTTTAGACTAAAACTTGTTTGTTGTAACATAAACGACTCATCAGTGGATGAGTTGTATGCTCTGATTCCTACTCGTACATATGTTACAACGGCTTTTTTTATCCATAACCACTTGGCAACAAATCCAAAGTCATCCTCAACATTACCACCGTAACCAGTAACCGACAGAGAAGTGTCTTGATCGGCAGTTGTATTTTGAGAGTGGTCTATGTAGTTTGTTGCATTCATGTTGATAGTACCGACTACCACTGGTGCAGATGACAATTGACCACTAAACACAAGAACATTTACATTTCCAAACTTCATCCATACATAGAATGTTCTATTGCCTTCTGTCTGCGAACTCATAAATGATGTGAATGCACTATTCGGTGTAAACGTAAACCCAACGGTTCTTTGAGTTCCTACCGTTACAAGACTTGTAAGTTCTATAGTGTAACCAGCACCATCTGGATTCAGTGCCGACTGATTAGCCACTCCATTGACTGGTATTGTCGATGGTACTAACATTGTCAGATTTGTTTGTGACTCTGGTTGTATCTTAAAATATGAATCCGATCCACTAATGTATGCCGATCCTATAGCATAATCATTGGAGGCCGAATCGATTACAAACTGACCAGTTGTCACTGAGTCAAATGCTAATGTATTTATGCCTTGCACAAGTGTTGCATCAATTACAGATGAATTGAAACCTTGATTGAACCATCCAGTGTCTGCATCGTCATTAAAGACATCTATTGTTTGACCAAATGGCTCACCAGCCAGGCTTGACCATGACATTCCAGCATATAGTTTTACACAATTATTAAAACTAAATAAATCGGCATTATATAGTCCTATCTGAGTAAAGTTGACGGTTAACGTGTATTCTCTTGGACTTACACCTACAGATGATGTTAAACTCATAGAGGCAGAGACATCATATGATCCAGATTTGTTGCCGATCTGCACTCCAGTAAAAGAAGTACCTCCCCCAGTAAAATCAAAGTTAAATCGAGTTACCTCACCATCAATTAGACTAAACTCAGAACCAGCAGAACCATTGGCCACCATATTGACATCAAGTACCATTGATTGTCTTATTCTTGATGTAGTGATTGACACTGCCTCATCTGGTTGATCATACCAGTTTGCAGATGTTGAGGCTACTTTCATTGTGTCACCAACTACATAGTCAATTGTAGTGGTCTTTGTAGATAAAACTGAACCAGAAGTCACATCATATACTTCAATTACTACCGTATCATTTGCTCTGAACCCTTCTTCTTCAAAGTCATTACCGAGCCATGTGATTATGTTAGTTGTAACATTGTTCGTTAAAGTGTTACCATTACCAGAAACGACTTCTATACTTTCTTGTATGTTTATAGAGGCCGTATGTAGATCACCGACATTACTTTTCAGAAACGATCTTGTCGTTCCGAACATATCTTGAAACGATTGATTAGTGACTAATATCGGCATACTTCTTGTATAAATCTGTTAATTTTTGGACATCTTTGTTCTTGATTGCTTTTAGAACATCCGAGTTGTCCTTCATGATATCACGAACTTTCTCTGGCTCTTTCTCTTGTGCTTTTAAAAGAATTTCATCGGTCAATTTTTTCATCTTCTCGATGTTCTTTGTTAGTTCTTTGGATACCTTTTTTAAGTCTTGCATTATTCGTTTATTGTTAGGGTTTCAACTTTGCCATTTGCCCAGTCAAGTGGCTCTTTGTATGATATTTGTGCAAATGATTTTTCATCCATCCATTCAAGTCTTAGTATCTCGCAAAGTTTCCCATCTATAAATGCAAAATTATTGCCTAACAAAGATACAAAATTTGAAGACGATATCCGAATGCGTACATTTTCACGAATAATGTAGTCATTGTCTTGTATTGCATTGATGTAGTGATATTTGTCCCAGAGACTTTTTGCACTAACAACATTGTTAAAGTCAGACTCCGTTTGAATGATCTCTCCTGGCTTAACTGCACCACTCTGTCCATATACCATTTTGGTAATACTGAAGTATTGTTGTGAGATCTGAAGACAATCTTTTCGTGAGTCAATCTGTGATGCAAAGTTTGTGCCTCCTCCAAAAAGACCAGTAACATTGTCAATGTTAACCAGCACCTCTTTGGCCAATTTCTCAAGCCAGTTCAATTCGTTTTTTCTCGATCCCAACGCAAAAGGAATGTTAACATCGTTAAGTCCTTTAATGGTTACCAAATCTTCATTGGTGACTGGGAATGTTGGCTCGGTACTAAATTCTGCATCACTCTTGTCGTACGTTATACCATCGGCAGTGTGTAGATCTTGAAAATCTGTCTGATAATGTATGTAGTATCTCTTCCATGTCTCTTCTGTATTGTATGTGAACTCGTCATCACGATCGGTCTGTAGATTTAAGGCTGGTTCTAATTGCAAAATAGTTTGTTCTTGTAGCCAGTCTCGTCTTTCAATCCTAACCTCGTTATCTCTGACAATTAAACGACCGTTAAACATAGTTTCCAAACCTTCAATGAACGACATTAATGTTGGAGTGGTGTCGGATGATGATGGTGCTTGTGAATTAAACACTGGAAAGATTTCTTCTGGAAGTATGCTCCACAGAGATTTTCTTTCTTGTGTCAAAGGAACTGAAACTATTGCCCAATACGGATGTGCATCTAAAAGATCGGATGCAAAAGTATATCCAAAATATGCACAAGACTTTTCCATGATCTCTTTGACATACGTTCCTTTTAGTTTACGCTTTGGAGGAAATATTGTCAAGATTAGTTGTGTGGCCAGGTCAATTAACAACACTACCAGCAGACCAAGATAAACAAGTTGTAACACTAAATTCAAAGAATGAACAATAATACCAGTCACGTTAAAGGAAGTGGTCACCGTAAAAAATGGCGGTGTCGATATAGGTGCAATACCAAATATAGGAGCAGACACCTCAACAAGATTGTTTATTGCCGTACCTACTGCGAGAGATTGTTGATATACTGCATCACCAATTATGTATGACATGATGGCCAATTGTAGTGCAGTCTCAAATTGATTGTCTTTGATTACAAAATATGGTACATCATGAGTGGTAAAACTTACTCCATTTTTTATCATAATGTCAAAAGATGTACCTTCGGCACGTTCTAAAAAATTGTCTTTAGACTTTCGCTTCTTTAGATTTACCTCAATCTCATGTTGCCTTACCTTGACTCCATCCATAAGGTCAACATAATACTCAATAGTCACACCGTCATCCATCTCTACAGAATATGGTATACCTTCAAAAAGTCCTACGTTTTCTATGTGTGTTTTGACAATTACATTGGCTTCTCTTGGAAGTATTACAGAGTCCACAGATAGAGACAATATATCTGGGTTATCTGCAAAAGTAGACACCACACCTATGTCATTTAAGTTCTTAGGTGCAATCTCTATACCATTTAGAAAGTGTCTCATTTATTTCTTTATTTTAAATCTGTTGTAAACAATTGTATTTCCTTTCTTGGTTGACTTTACTACTTCCATCATTGACTGAGTAATCTCACCGAGTTCAATGTTTGTCTCTGGCTTGTTCTGAATAGTTCTTTTAATGTCTGACAATTCATTTACTAAAATAGCCAAATCCATTGAAGACTTCATCTGTGTAGCACCTTCAACCACTCGACCATTTTTGTAGTCCACTGCTATGTTAGTCAGTTCTTCATTTGTAAGATCACCGATCTGTTGATTCAATGACTTTGGAACTACTCTCTCATTAGGATGTAGAACTGCATGGAAACCACCTCGACCATCAACTCCTTGTCCATGTGATCCAGTGTCTTCAGTACCCTCAAAGAATGTAGGTATTGAGTTAATAAATTGCAACAACAAAGATGTGTCTCGGATTGTCTCGGCTATAGGATTCTTAGATCCAGATTCTACTTTGCTTGAATAAGTATTAAAAACCGACTCGGCCATTCTGATTCTTTGTTGTTTCTTTTCCTCTTCAAGTTTCCTTTTATTGGCTTCATTAATGATCTTCTGTTGTTCTGCGAGACTTTCCTTTGCATCAATGTTCCCATTGATAGCGAGTTCCTTAAAGTAATCAAATTGCTCTTCTGCTTTGTTCATTTCTTTTTCAATCTGACTTATCTTTTTATCGGATTGCTGGATGAAAAAGTCTGCCGAACTTTTTACAATGTCATTAATTTGTTTAGAGTTCTCTTTTGCCTTTGCAATTTGATCCTCATTTATTTTTTGGCTTTCCTTATTTTGACTCTCTGCATACTGATCAAGTGCCTCATTGATTTTATTGTTGTAGTCATTAATCTGGCCTTCGGTAGTTTGTAGGATCTTGTCAGTGGATTCTTTGAGAGTTCCATTTTTTACATCTTGAGATAGTTCAAACTCTTCATTTTCTTTTTCCTCTAATGCTTTAATCTCTGTTTTTCTTACTTCATAAAGTTCATTTAAGGCATCTATTTCGGCTTGTTTTTGTTCTGATTTGGATGCGTTTATTTTGTTGATTTTGTCAGTGACTTCTTTTTCAAGATCTGCTCTTCTCTCCTCTTGAATTTTTTTGAGTTGCTCTTTTTCAAAGGTCAATTCTTCATCTCTTTGCTTTTTCAAAAAGTCAATTCTTTTACCAGATTCTTTGGTCATCATTTCTTCAACAATCTCGACTCTGGCTTCACCAGTTTCTCTTGCAGTTTTTAAAGCATTCATGACCTCTCCAGAAATCAAATCATCTGTTGTGCCTTGTCGAATTTTTTCTTGTTGTTTTGCTAACTTTTGGTTTAGCATAAAGAGTTTATCTGCACCAAGTTTGTACTCCTTTAGATTTGCAGTAATATTCTTTTTTGTTTCACCAGCATCGCCACCAATAGGAGAAGGAAAGTTCGGATCATCGTCACCATCTACAATAGATGCAAGTTTCATCTCGTCATATGACTTCTTAGCATTATCAAAAACTTTTTGAGATTCTTTTACTTGATCTTTGTAAGCATTAAATATTTTTATCAATTCATTTTCAGATGTTGCTCCGAACAAGTCGAATAATGTTGCTCCGAATTTCTCAAGTTCTGATTTTTCTCTGAACTGACTAAGTTTCGATTGTGCTTTTTCCATTTCAAATTGAACTTTGGCCAGGTCTTGTGAGGCCATTTCAAATCTCATTCGGACTGCTTCTTGTTCTGACTTTGCTTGTATGGTAGTCATCAAGTCTTGGTATGCTCCATTTATTTGATCGACAAAGTCTTTCTCATTTTCAAGATTTTTCAATGTAGTTCCATACTTCGAATTGATTTCATCAATCAGTTGCTTTCTATCAGTGCTTTCCTTGTTCGTGTTCTTTAAAGCATCAAACAACAGATTGACCTCGTCAACTTCCTTCTGTGTTTCGTTAGCAAGTTTGGATTCTGCTTCGGCCAGTCTTTCTGCATTGCGTTCCGTTGTTTCCATGATCCCATTGAGTTTGGAAAACTCTTGAAACAATTCCATTGCTACAATTAAAACAATACCAAAAATGTTTTTAGATAACGCTTGACCAAGTCTTTGAAATCCAGTTCGTAAAACTGACAATGCTCCAGTCAAACCTTTCATGTCTGTTGACATCATCATCAGTGATGCAGTATACAATCTATTGGCCAGTGCCGAACTTTTTATGATGATCTGATATTTTACAAAGACCTCTATTGCAGTCATCACAACATTCATAATCTGTGATAAATTTTCGGCCAGGCCACCGATCATGTCTTTTAGTTTTTCTGATGCTCCAGTTGAATCATCAACTCCGAGAATAAAACCTTCCCATGCAGATGAAAGAAGTGTGATCTTTCCTTGCACCGAATCAAGTCTCTTCTTGGCCATCATTTCCAGTTCGGCATTTACATCAGTTATAGAATCTTTGAATGATGTGAGAGTGTCTGCTTGTTCTAAGAAAACAGAGAATGCAGATACTGATCTCGCATCTGTCAACTCCAATGCCTTACCCAGATCTGTTCCTTCTGCTTTTAATTTTTTAAACGCTTGAACAAGATCATCCATGCTTTTTACTGGCCCACCTATACTCTTGGCCAATGGTGATGATGCATCTGCTAATTTTAGGAATATGTTTCTGACTGCGACAGATCCTTTTGATGCTTCAAAACCAGCATCTTTGAGTTTCGCCAATAGTGTCACCGAGTCTTCAATAGTAAAACCAAAGGAATTGGCCACTGGCCCAACATTAGACATTGCACTTTCGAAATCGGCAAAGGACAGAGCAGACTTTGTGGTAGCCACTCCAAGAGTTGAAACGACTCGATCCATTTCAGTAGCATCAAGATTAAACATTCTCAAGGATGCACCAGCCACCTTTGATGCACTGGCTAAGTCTGATCCAGTTGCAGATGCAAAATTTGAAACTGCCTCAGTGGATTTGATTATCTGATCGGTTGTAAAACCAAGTTTACCAAGTTCGATCTGCATCTCTGTGATCTGCGTTGCAGAGAATTGTGTTGTTGCTCCGAGTTCCTTTGCTTGTTCTGTAAGACCAGCCAACTCTTGTTTTGTCTTTCCAGTGATTGCAGAGAGATCGGCTTGTGCTTGATCGAAGTTGATCATGATACCAGTAACATTTCTAAATATTTGACCGATACCAATACCAGCACCAAGTGTTCCAAGTGTGGATATCAATCCAGTGATTGCTCCTTTGTAGTTACCTACATTTCTAAAATTGTCACCGACTGACTTGTCAAGTTTCTTGAGTGCCTTGTCTCCTCTCTTGGCTTCTGCACTCATTTTGTTGTATGCTTGAGCCAGACTCCTATACTCTTTAGTGTTTCGCTTTCCAGACCTTTCAAGATTTAACATCTCTGCACCGAGTCTCTTCGATTCATTCTTTGCTTCTCGTGTTTCCTTTACGAGTTTTTTATATGCATTCGACTCGTCTTGGATTGTTTTCTTTTGCTTCTCTTGAACTTTTAGTAATCTCTCTTTTTCCTTTCTATTTTGTGAATCAAGTCTTTGTTGTTGTTGTGCAGTCTTGATCTTCTGTTGTTCTATTTTTTCCAGTTCTTGATTTGCCTTTGCTTCTTGCTGGACTGCTTGAGCCTTTAACTTATCAATCTGGATCGATTCTTTTTTTAGTTTGTTTGCTTTTTGAGTTACATCAACAACTTTCTTGATTGACTTTGCAGAGTCAAACTTTGCACCACCGATAGACTTTTTTAATGCGTTAGCAGTTCCAGTGACCTCTTTCTGAAGATCATTCATCATCTTGATGGTTTGCTTTGCACTATCTCTGATGCCTTTGAAGATATCCTCTTGTGTGAATATGTCTCTGCTACTTATTTTCCTGGCCATTGTTATTTGGTTTGTTATGTTTCTCAAATTCACTCAAGAGGTCAAAGTATTCTTGAGTTGTAATGTTTTTAGGATTAAGCCAGTGGCCTATCCATTTACTGAGGTGAATCAGTGTTTGACTTATAGTCATTCCAGATCCCTTGTTCGACAACATGGTTTCCAGTTTTGTTTCTTGCATCTCGGCCTCTGTCAATTTAAATCTGTCTCCAGTGATACAAAATTCGAGTTCTGCTTTTGCTTTTTTAATCATGGTCTTTAACATCTTTTCATACATCTTGTTAAGTCCATTCTTTTTGAGGTAGTCATCGTATATGACATCCCAAACTTTATAATCGTTTTTTTCAGATCCTACCTGGCTATCTATTCGGCAGTATATCAGTTCACCTTCTGAACACTTTATCCAGTTGTGTAATGGTAGCACATCGATACTTGTGTAGTACCCCTCAAATCTTGAGGAATCTTCTGACTTCGATTGTGTAGAGTCTGATGATTTCTCTTGAGAGTTTTTCCATCGACTCATCAGTGAGTCCCATAATACCTTCACCATATTTAAAGAATAGATTTTCTGTGTCTCCATCTTGGTTTGTTTTGATTGGATTTGCATTGATCTCAAAGTATGTCGGAAATACATCTATAAAAAACGAATCAAAGAACTCTCCAGTATCTTTGAGAGTGTAATGAGTACCAGCCACTTTTTCTGGATTTATGGCTTCTGTAAACTCCGAATATGTGCCGATCACATCTCCATCTTCATCAATACCTTTGTCAAACAATTGATCTTGTCTGACCATGTCAAGTATAAATGTTTTTAATGTTTGCTTTCTCATTACACTAAACCATATGACCTTACTGGATAAACCTATACTTACAAGGTTTAACTTCTGTCCAAGTACGGTCTGCATAATGTCAAATCCCATGTCAATCCTTTTGTTGATATAGGAGTGGCCGAAACCACTCCCTATCAATTAACCATCAACTAAATACTATGATGCAGTGAAAGTCACACTACCATTGTATCCATCCTTATTGATAGATGCAGTGTAAGAGTTACCAGTCACAAACGATCCAGTCAAAGTGTAGTTACCCTCAAGTGGAACATTCTCATTTGCACTAATTGTCAATGAAGATTGAGCAGTGTTATCAAAACAAGCAAAGTCTCCAGTTACAAGTCCCTTCAATTTAATTGGATTGTATGCAGTTCCATAATCAAACTCTGCATCAAACGTGATTGAAGTGTTAGCAACTTGAGTCAAGTCTGCGAAGTTAACATCAATTAATCCCTCAAGATCGTTAAAGTTGATTCCAGCCTCTTCTGGTGTGATCATGTACATTGTACCTTCATCGAATAAACGATCAAAGTCAAAAGCAATCATAATTTTGCTACAAGTTGAGTCTGTTGCAAACATAAACTTAGGATCAAAAGACGGATTGTCTACGGCAATCGGCAACAATTTGTCACCAACTTTAGAACCGACTAAGTTTCCATTTACATCTACAATGTAGACTCCAAACTCTACACAACGATTGTTCTGTAGTTTGCTTAACAATGTAGGTGATGAGTCATCTGCCCATAGTTCTCCAGAGAAAGATCGAACTCCTTGACGAAGGAATACTTTTCTTCCAGAGTTTGCTTCCTCAAATTGAGAGTCTGCTTTTGGTAGTTCGACATTTTCGAACTGAGGTAGAGGAAAGTATCTAAGACTTTCATCTGCTTGGTTTACTAAAGATGACCAGTTTGGAACTGCACTCGACAAATCGATTGCATTCTCCACTCCAGCGTTAGACTTTAGAGGAACCATAATTAACGTGCTTGTCACCGATTGTATCGGTAAGCATGATGGACTTCCAGTGTTAGATAGTCCCATATCACAATTACATCCTAACGACATATTTTTAAAGTATTGTGAATTGTATTTAACATTTACAATTCTGTTTATATTTTACTAAGTTGACTCTAAGTTCGACTCCAGAGAGATTTGCATCGAGGATGTTCTCAAACATTCCACGATCTGTCTCCACACCAAACCGACTAAATGTGATAAGTTGATATTCCTCAATGGTCTGAAAACTACGATCATTCTTTACACTTTCCATGAATGCTTTAGCAAGTCTCTCCATTGGAAAGACAACATTGTCTCTATGGTCTGAAGTGTAATAGTTTCGTATGTCAGTCTCATCAAGAAAAAATAATCTTATCTCACTCTCAAAGTCAATTGCACTCTCTCTCCCTCTCTTGGTCATTCGTATCATTTCCAAAAGCCAGGTAAGTGGTGTCTTCTCGGACATATTGTTTGTAGACAAAGTCCATTCTCTATTTGTGGCCATCTTAGTTCCAGAGATGTAGAATGGTGCTGGGATATATATCTTGCCCTCCAAAGGAGGATTAGATACTAATAATGGTGTGACATTTATATAGTTGTCTTCAACTACCTCAGTGACCGTATAAACGTTGTCAGACTCGTCACTAACTTTTTTACCGACTCTGATCCACTTAGTGTCACAGATGTAAGTACGTCCATCAGTTGCGTTGTATTCGCCTATGACAGAGTTGTCTATTTGCGAGACTAAACTTCTGACTACATTTGCAATCTCTGTTGTCATATCCAGTATGCAGTTATTTTCTCAGTTCCATTCCATTTATTGTAATCACCGACACCGACATAGGTCAATGTGATTGTTGCATCACCATTACCTCCATCAATTGTGAGAACATCTCCAATTACATAATTTGAACCACTCGATTTGATCTGTAGGGATGTAACAACTCCAGCAGTTGTGCCGATTGTAACTACACCCCCAGTTCCAGATCCACCAGTCAAATTATTGTCACCATCAACATATCCAGTTCCACCGACTAAAGTATAAGTCAAAATCTGTCCTAATGTCGGACTTTGATTTATGTAAATATACTCTTGAATGGCCTGGTAAGTTTTAATGGATTCATTATATCGCTCCCAAAATAAGGAATGTGGTGTGTCAACTACAACACTATTCTCTGACATCTGTTTTACTCCTCCGTATGGAGTCTGTTGATTCAAAAGATCTCTTACATATTCCCAATAGATAAATCCTTTCAACATGTCAAGTATTCCATCACTCTCAAGAATCCTATTCAGACCATGTCCAAATGTTACACCAGTACCATAGAATGGTGTCAGTGTGTTTAGATCTTGATTAAATGCGTTGAATATCTTAACAAAGTTTGGACTCTGTGGTACATTGTTTGCAAGATCACCAATGAACTCCTTGTACAAATCTGCACCAAGTAGATGCACCAGATACTTCTTCTCGTACATTTCTATGTATGAGGTTATCTTGTTTGTATCGTACATTCCAGTGGATAGTTCCCACTTGTTTATGAAGTCATCAGTTGTCAGTAGCATTGCAGTTAGTTTTTAATTTTACCCCATCCTC